AGAGCGCCCGCAAGGTCTACCCAGACCCCAGCCTCGATACGGTCGGCGTCTCGTGGGGGCTGATCATCGTCAAGCCCGTAAGCGTGCTCGCCAGGCCCGCGAACGGCACCAGCCTGACCGCCACCGACCCCACGGCCATGGCGTGGCTCGACAAGATCACCCGCGCCCGTGGTCAGCACACCTTCACCGGCCGGGCCGCCTACTGGCTCCAGCCAGGCGACTGGCTCGCCATCGGCTTCCCCTACACCGACGAAGGCACCAACACCACCGGCCACGACCAAGGCCCACTCGACCGGATCGAGTTCAACCTCGACTCCGGAACCATGAGCGTCACCTTCGACGCCATCTACTACGGCTAAGGAAAGGAGCCAGTAGTGTCCAGATCCCAGAACGGATGGCCGGTCGTCAAGTCCGGCTTGACGAGCCTTCCCCAGGTGACCGGCAAGGTCCGCACCGGCCCCGTGTGGGTCGTCATGTACTGGCTGTGCGAGTACTTCGCGCGGACCGTCGAACCCATCCGCAAGACCTGGTCGTGGGGCTGGGCGTACCGGAGGATCTCCGGGTCGGCCAAGTGGTCCAACCACGCCTCGGGAACCGCGATCGACCTGAACGCGCCCAAGCATCCCGCCGGCAAGGCAGGCACGTTCACCAGCGCCCAGGCCGCCCAGATCAACCTCATCATGAAAGCCGCCCGGGGCGTCCTCCGCTGGGGACACCTGTTCAAGGACGAGATGCACTTCGAGATCGCGCCAGGTGCCACTCCCGCCGAGGTGCAGCGGGTCGCGACCGTGATCCTGCAGGTCGCGCTGGCCGGGGTCGGCTACGACCCGGGGCCGGCGGACGGCATCCGAGGCCCGAGGACGAAGGCCGGCCTTCTCGCCTTCCAGACCGCCGCCGGCCTCACCCCGGACGGCATCGACGGCCCCCTGACCTGGGCCGCCATCACCACCGCACAACAGAAAGTGAACGCATGAACGACAACAAGGGAGCAGTGCCCACCGCCGTCACGATGGGTTTCGGCGTCGTGGTGTTCGTCGCCACCCTCGTGGCCTGGCTCTACGGCGAGAGCGTCCACGTGCCCACCACCATCCTGTGGACCGTCGCGACGCCGATCGTCCTCGCGCTGTTCGTCGGCCACCAGCTCGGCACCACGGCCGACGCCGCCCGGCAAGCCGCCACCCAGACGAACGGCACCCTCGAGGCCCGCGTCAAGGCAGCCGTGGCCACCGCCCTGGCCGATCGGGACGCAGCCCGTACCCGGCAGGCCCAGGGCGACATCAGCGCGGCGCCGACCACTCCCGTGGCCACCGCTCAGGACGACGAGCTGCCACCGCGCGCCGACACTTCCCAGTCCTAGAGGTTCCCCGTTGTCGACGACCGCTAGGGTGGCCAACATGGTGGAGCTGGCGATTGTCGGGATGGCAGTGCTGCTGTTCGTGGTGGGCTGCGTGATCATGTACCACGCGGGCATCTTCCTCCGCTAG